ATGACAATTTATATAGGATAACATGGCATTATTTGGATCAAGTAGAGATGTTTCTGTAATTAGAAAAGTTAACAGAGAATTGTTAGGCAACGTTATGTCTCAACAATGTACTCTTTATAAAGTTAACTTAGAAAAAACAGTATCAAATATGTACGGTGAATCAACAGGATATAGATACTTTACAGAACCTACTTTATTGTATTGTAGAATAACAAGAACAGATCCTAGTTTTGAAATAACAGATATAGGTCCTAATTACAATAGAACTATGACATTCTCATTTTTAAGAGATGATTTAGTTGATGCTAAAGCTTATCCTGAAGTAGGAGATATACTTATGTACTATGAAGGATATTTCGAATTAGAGCAAGTATACGATAACCAATTATTTGTAGGTAAAGATCCTGATTATCCATATGCTATAAATCCACTAAATCCAGGATTAGAAAATTTTGGCTACTCAGTATCTATAAATTGTATAGGTCATTATATTCCTGCGGATAAAGTTAACTTAACTAAAGAAAGACCATAATGGCAAATAGAAAACCAACCCCTAAATCACAACGAGAAATTAGTATTTCTCAACAAGAACCTTACAATCAAGGCGGTCCTGGTTTTCAACCTGTAGGAAATCCTAATGATTTAGGTCCTGATTATTCAAATAGAGGTAATAAACTTAGTTTTAAAGGAGATACTACAAAACCATTTACATTAGGTATTCAAGATATTGATGAAGCTATTTATTATTATTTTAATGAAGTAATAAAACCGTATGTAATCCAAAACGGACAAAGAATAGCTGTTCCTATTGTTTATGGTAATCCTGAAAAGTGGAAATCAATTCAAAAAGACGGATATTATAGAGATAAAAATGGAGCAATTATGTCTCCATTATTAGTATTTAAAAGAGATAATTTAACAAAAAATAGAAGTATAGGAAATAAATTAGATGCAAATCAACCTCACTTATATAGTTCTTTAATTAAACCATACTCTAAAAGAAATTTCTACACTCCATTTGATGTATTAAATAATATTAAACCAGAAACAGAACAATATGCTGTTGTAATACCAGACTATGTTACGATAACTTACAGTTGTGTTATATATACTTACTATGTAGAACAAATGAATAAAATTGTAGAAGCAATTAATTATGCTTCTGATTCATATTGGGGTGATCCTTCTAGATTTAAATTCAACGCTAGAATCGATTCATTTAATACAGTAGTAGAAGTGGTGGATGGAAGAGATAGAGCAGTTAAAAGTACCTTTGACATTAAATTAAACGGTTATTTAATCCCAGACACAATACAAAAAGATGTAAGTGCAATTAAAAAAATACCTGTTGTTACTAAAACAGTATTTGGAATTGAAACTACAAGTAATATTAATCAAGTTCCTCCTCCTCCAAAAAATACAAATTAAATTTGGATAAGTAAATATCTTTAATATATTTATAATAAATAAAGATTATGTTTATACCTAAAGAACAATCAACCGAAAACACTCAATTTCAACAACAACCGTTTGCTGAAACAAATTCTAAATTCTTAACTCAAGAAGAAATAGAAGAATTAAAACAATTAAATGTTTTTTCTCAAGAATTAATTATTAAATTTGGTCAAAATGAATATCAAGTTCAAATATTAAAAGACCAAAAAAATGAATTAGTTAAAGAATTAGCAAACCTAAAACTTAAAGAAACCGAATTTAGTCAATCTTTACAAAATAAATACGGTAGTATAAGTATTAATTTAGAAACAGGAGAAATTACACCAACTAGTTAATTTTTGAGCTATTTTTAGATATTTATAAGTAACAATAAACAATTAAATATTTTAAAAAATGGCAGAAACTTTAATATCCCCTGGTGTATTAGCTAGAGAGATTGATCGCTCTCAAATAGCAGCTCAACCAGTAGTTGTAGGTGCAGCAATAATTGGCCCTACAGTAAAAGGTCCTGTAGAATTACCTACTGTGGTAAGTTCTTATGGTGATTACGTAAATAAATTTGGTGATGTATTAGTAAGTGGTAGTGATACTTATTCTTACTTTACTTCAATCGCAGCTTATAATTATTTTAATGAAGGTGGAGATTCTTTATTAGTAGCAAGAGTAGTATCTGGTTCTTATACCTCAGCAACAAGTACAGCAATCAGCGCTAGTACAAATGCTTCTTCTCAACCTGCACTTGTATTAAAAACAATATCTAAAGGTATTATAATGAACAACTCAGGTGCATTAGATACTGCTGGTGCTTTAGTAAGTGGTTCAGCTGATAATATCCGTTGGGAAATTATTAATCCAAACACTTCTTCTGGAACATTTGATTTATTAGTTAGACAGGGTAATGATATTACAAACAGTAAAATTGTATTAGAATCATTTACTGGTTTATCTTTAGATCCTAAATCTCCAAATTTCGTAGCTAAACAAATTGGTGATTATGTTTATAATTATAATCCATCAACTCAACAAATTGAACTATCAGGAAGCTATAGAAACAATTCAAACTATATTTATGTATCTTCAGTTAATTTATTAACTCCTGACTATTTAGATAATAATGGTGTTGCTAAAAATCAATATACATCTTCCATCCCAGTAGCTGCTAGTGGTTCATTTACAGGCGCTACAGGTGATATAAAAGGTGGAGCTGCATTTTATAATAACATTACTACAGCAACTAATACTCAAGGTTTAGAAACAGCTAACTATACAAACATGATCAATTTATTAGCAAATAAAGATGATTATCAATTTAATGTATTAGTTACTCCAGGCTTATTTGATTCGTTAAACACAAGTGCTATAAGTACAATTATTACAAATACTCAACAACGTGGTGATAATATTTTTGTATTAGATCCAGTAGTTTATGGTCAAGCTGCTTCAGGTGTAATTACTCAAGCATCTAGCCGTGATACTTCATACGCTGCAGAATACTGGCCTTGGTGCCAAATTCAAGATCCAGCAACTGGTAAAAACGTTTGGGTTCCTGCTTCAACAATGATTATAGGTGTTTATGCTTATAATGATACAGTAGCAGAACCTTGGTTCGCACCTGCAGGTATTAATCGTGGTGGTTTAGGAACAGTATTACGTGTTGAACAAAAATTAAATCAAACAACTCGTGATTCTCTTTACACTGGTAAAGTAAATCCAATTGCTACTTTCCCTGGTCAAGGTATTGTAGTATACGGACAAAAAACATTACAAACAAAACCATCAGCTCTTGATCGTGTGAATGTAAGACGTTTGTTAATTTCTCTTAAATCTTATATCTCTCAAGTAGCAAATAACTTAGTATTTGAACAAAATACAGCTGCTACAAGAAATATATTCTTAAGTCAAGTAAATCCATATTTATCTTCTGTTCAACAAAGACAAGGTTTATTTGCATTTAAAGTAATAATGGATGAAACAAACAATACAGCTGATGTAATAGATAGAAATCAGTTAATTGGTCAGATTTATGTTCAACCTACTAAAACGGCTGAATTTATCTACTTAGATTTTATCATTACTCCAACTGGAGCTACATTCCCAGCTTAATAAAAAATAATTATCTTCCCTCTGAAAAATGGGGGAAGATTTTTTAAAATACAATACGTATAATAAACAATAACAAAACTAAACAAAATATAAAATGGCAGTATTATCACCAAACGAAATATTTTTTACAGCATTTGAACCAAAGGTAAAAAATCGTTTTATTATGTATGTAGATGGATTTCCTTCTTACATGATAAAGAAAATAGGTGCAGTAAGCGTAAAAATGGAAGAAATTAAATTAAACCATATTAACGTTTATCGCAAAATTAAAGGTAGAGCAGCATGGGACGACATTGAAATGACATTATTCGATCCAATCACTCCATCTGGTGCTCAAGCAACAATGGAATGGGTTCGTTTACATCATGAATCTGTAACTGGCCGTGATGGTTATTCTGATTTTTATAAAAAAGATATTACTATTAACGTATTAGGCCCAGTAGGTGATGTTGTTTCTGAATGGATTATTAAAGGTGCATTTATTAAATCTGCAGGCTTTGGTGATTATGATTGGGATCAAGATGCTGCGGCTCAAGAATTATCTATTAATTTAGGTATGGATTACTGTATCTTAAATTATTAAGATTTTAATAAAAATAAATTTAAGCTTGCTATTTGGCAAGCTTTTTTTATCTTACAATATGTATAATAAACAATAAAGTTATTTAAATAAGAATTATGGAACCAGTTACAACTCAAGAAACAGCCAAATTTAATTTTCCAACAGAAACAATTGAATTACCTTCAAAAGGTTTACTTTACCCAGCAGACAGTCCTTTAGCTTCAGGAAGAATTGAAATGAAGTATATGACTGCTAAAGAAGAAGATATCTTAACAAACCAAAATTACATTAAACAAGGTACAGTAATTGATAAATTATTACAATCAATGATTATATCTAAAATCAATTATGATGATTTACTCATATGTGATAAAGATGCTGTAATGATAGCATCTAGAATATTAGGGTATGGTAAAGATTATAAATTTAAATATGCTCCAAATTCAACAGGAATTTCAGAAGATGTTATAGTTGACTTAACTACATTAGAAGAAAAACATTTAGATGAAAGTTTAATTAAAACTCCTCACACTAATGAATTTTCATTTACATTACCTCATACTAAAAACCAAATAACTTTTAAACTTTTAACTCATGGAGATGAGAAAAAAATCGACCAAGATTTACAAGGTTTAAAAAAAATAGATCCTAAAGCAAATCCTGAAGTATCTACTAGATGGAAACATATTATTACTTCAGTTAATGGAGATAAAAGCTTAAAAACAATTAGAGAATTTGTAGATAACTATCTTTTAGCTAAAGATTCTCGAGCATTAAGAGAACATATCTCATCAATAATCCCAGGAATAAAATTAGAATTTACATATGTAAGTGAAGATTACGTTGAGGAGGGCGTAAATATCCCAATCGGGATTAGCTTTTTTTGGCCTGACTCCGGAATATAGATTATCACTTTTTAATACAATTCATGAAATAATATTCCACGGTAATGGTGGATACGATTGGGAAACTGTTTACAATATGCCTATTTGGTTACGTTTATTCACGTTTAACAAAATGAAAGAATACTACAAAAACCAAAATACACAAGCAGAAGAAGCTGAAGAATCATGGACTAATAAATCTGGTGAAACTGCAACAGCTGCTAAAACCCAAGTACCTAATTTTGTAAAAACTGCTGCTAAAAAACCAGTCTCGTATACTCCTACTTCAACTAAAAAATAATATTTACTAATATTTATAGTAAACTTACATTATATAGATGGCACTAGATCCAAAAGATATTGCTCAAATGAAAAAAGACTTAATTGAGCTTAACAAGCTTTATGAGCAATTAGGTAAGAAAAAAGTCTCATCAAGTTCATTTAGTGAAACTGCTGATGGTATAAAAGTACTGAAAATGTATTTAGAAGAAGCTAAAATAGCAGCTTTAGATTTAGAAACAGGATTTGGTGGTATTGCTGAAAGTATTAAAAATATAGTAAGTGAATGGAAACCAAAGTTTGTTGATCCTTCAAAAGAAGCAGCTAAATCTTTTACTCAATTAAAAGGAATAGCAGAAAAACTTTCAGGTGATATTAAAGGTATTGCTCAATTAAACAAAAAACAACTTGAAAACAGTTTTAAACAAATTAAATTAGAACAAGCTAATCTTGAGTCAATAGTACGAAAATTAGAAGCTAAAAAAGAATTAACTGAAGTTGAAGCAACAATCTTAAATAATCTAAAATCAGAATATGATGTAACTGAAGATTTATTAAAACAAACAGAAAAACGCCTTGAAAAAGAAATCAAAATCCAAAAAACACTAGGAGTTACAGGTAAACTATTTCAAGGAATCTCAGGTGCACTCCAAAAAATAGGTGTACAAAGTGATGAAATTGAAAATATAAATAAACAAATGAGAGAGGCAGCCGAATCAGGTAGTAAATGGAAAACATTTACTACGGGTATTGGTGCTTCTCTTAAAGCGGCTTTTGGAACATTAAAAGATCCTTTAATTCAATTAGGCTTATTTGTTAAAGGTTTAAAAATGCTAGTTAGTTATGGTAACGAATATAGTAAATCAATATACGAGATTAGTAAAAACCAGGCTATAAATTACAATTATGCTAGTTTAGAAGCCCAAAGACTGATGGATGCTTCAGTAGCATCAAAAGATATTCTAGCAACGCAACAAAATTTTGTTAAAGCTACTAATGAATTAAATGATGCATTAGGATTAGCAAATATGTATTCTTCTAAACAATTAGAAGATTATACTAATTTAACTCAAAAATTAGGACTCACAACTGATGAAGCAGCGGCATATGCTAGTTTCTCAGCAATAAGTGGAAGATCAGCTGAAGATATAGTTAACTCAGTTGCTAAACAAACAAAAGGAAATTTAAGTAATAAAAAAGTAATACAAGAAGTAGCTAAAGTAAGTGGACAGTTATATGCTCAATATAAAGGAAATCCTGAAAACATAGCTAAAGCAGTAGTTCAAACTCAAAAATTAGGTATGAGTTTACAACAAGCTCAAAACATATCTAGAGGATTACTTAATTTTGAAGACTCAATTACTAACGAATTAGAAGCAGAATTATTAACAGGTAAAAACCTAAACCTAGAAAAAGCCAGATACTTAGCATTGCAAGGTGACTCAGCAGGAGCTGCTGAAGAAATTGCTAGGCAAGTAGGTGGTTTAAGTGAATTTACTAAATTAAATGTTATTCAACAAGAATCTCTTGCTAAAGCAGCAGGAATGGGTGTTGATGAATTTACCGATACTTTAAGAAAAAAACAAGAAATAAATAAGTTAGATCAAGGTCAAGCTAAACTATACCAAGAAGAAATTAAAAAAGCTAAAGAAGCAGGAGATATGGAAAAAGCTTCTGCTTTAGAAAAAGCTATGTTTGGTAGAAAAGAATTTGAACTATCTAAAATGGAATTAGATAATGCTGCAAAGGCTCAAGCTGGATTTGAAAAAGCAAGTAACGCCTTTAAAAGTGGAATTGCTCCATTAATGGAAAAAGTATCTAGGTACTTATTAAAATTAACTGACTTTTTAAACAATCCAACTGTAGCAGCTATACTTAAAGTTGCTGGATTTGGATTAGGTGTAATTACAGCCGCTGCAGGTATAATGGGAGCAATAAATGTTATTAAAGGAATATTTGGAAGAGGCAAAGTACAGAAAGTTGAAGTAGTAAATATGGGTGGAGGATTAGGTGGAGGATTAGGTGGAGATGGTGAAGGTATAGGTGATGCAGGAAATTTAGGATTAGGAGGTTCTAAACCTGCTAGCTTTCTTAAAAAACTAAGTAAGCCTGGTACTATGATGAAAGCTTTAGCTCGACAAGGAGGAGCTACTTTTACTAAAGCTGGAAGTGGAATAACTACTAAAGCTTTAGGTAAAGGTTTATTAAAAGGTGGAGGAAAAATAGCTGGTAATATAGCAGGTAAAGTTTTAGGAGGAAGTGGAATAGGATCAGTTTTAGGAACAGTAAAAGACCAGTTTGATTTCTTCTCAGAAGAAAAAACCAGGGGAACTGGATTTGGAGGCTGGTTAGAATCTTTAGGAGGCTCTGGTTTAAGTTTATTAGAATCTATACCTAAAATGGTTGGTATTGACACAGCAGGATTTGGTTTAGGTATTAGTAATATGGATACTGATAATGTTGCAAACGCTAGAGCTATATATAGAAAACTTCATCCTGATTCATCAACTGTTATACCTAATAAAGAATTAATAACAGATATAAGAACTAATCCACAAAGCTATACAGAAGATATTATTGAAGATCAAAAAGATGTTGAGATTGAAAAATTAAATGTTGGGGGATTAGTAACTCGTGGTGGTTTAGCACAAGTAGATACAGGAGAAATGTATTTAGGAGCAAATTCAATAACAATATTAAAAAATATGTTAGATGCTATGAAAGAACAAAACAAACATTTAATGGGAATTTTAAATAAAGAAGGCCATGTCTATTTAGACTCTACTAAAGTAGGTACTGCTTTAACTGTAGGTACTTCTAGAATTCAATAATATTTATAATAAATTAATTTAAATTAAAATACCATGGGATTATTAAATAAACTAACACTTCAAGGTTCTCCATATTCTATTGCAAATGGTGGCCCAGTAGCAACAAATATATTAGCTACACAACAATCTAAACTACATGCTGATGGTAGCGCTCCTGGATATTCACTTAATGGAGCAAATTTCTCTACTGTGAATGGTCAATATCAACAATATGTTGATGGTGCACCCAACGTATTACCTCAACCTTCACAATTAGATACAAACGGAATAACTCCATCTCAGTACATCAATAACTTACCTGGATAATGTCATTAGTAAATCTTAGAACAAATTTCAAAGATTTAAAATATGGTCATGATAGAGAAGGAGGAGGGTCAAGTAATCAACCTTACATTAAAACACCACTTAATGTAAATTTACCACCTGCTTTTAACTTTCTTGGCAGTGATTTTATATTGCGTGGAGGACCAATAGGTGCTCCATTGGCTACTGTTAATGACTTAGCTAGATTAACTAAATATTTTGCAGACATAAAAACCCCATCAGGGTTATTATTCATTGCAAAACAAAATTTACTTTCTAGAACAGCAGTACGTACTCAAGCTAGTGGTAAATTAGTTAATGAAGGCGTTTATACACCGCTGTCTACTCTAGCTCAGGCAGGTGTATCAGCTTTTGGTCTTCATTTAAATAAACAGGGATTAAACCCGATTCCTGGTGGTTTAGGTTCATTACGTACATATTCTGATGTGGTAACTAATGACTCATCTCCTATAGCAGGAGTAATTAGTGCCTTATCTTTAGGAGCAGCTTCATTAACAGGAATTGCTGGAAATTTACTTGGAGGAGCTGCAAATCCATTAAGCTCACTCTCAGACAATAGATTAGTTGCGTTGTATGGAGTTAAAATAGATAATTCTAAAGCTTCATATTTAACTAATGGTCTTATAAGTGTTAGAGGAGATAATGTTAACTTAATAAGTTATCAAGGTGGTCCTGGTTCTTTTTTAGGTATAGGATTAACAAACATCCAGTTTGCAGATCAAAGAACAGGAGCAAATAATCCAAATTATGGAAAAAATCCTAACTATTTAAATGGTTTAAAAAATTCTTTAACTAATAGAGAAGATGAAGCATATATTTCTCAAATAAAAAAACCTTTAGGAGCATCAACTATATATAAAAAATTATATCCTAATTCATCTGGATCTTTAGAAATTAGTTCTGGTCCCCAATCAATCTCTACTACCCCATACTCAGGATCTTCAACTTCTCAATATATTACAGATGCGACTGATACTAATACTGCATTTGCAACTTATGATGAAGTTATTGTTACCGGCCCTGTTAAAACTGCAGTTTATACTCAAGATGAACTTACAAATAGTACTACATACTGGTTAGATACTAAAAAAATAAAAGATTTTAGAGCCACATTAAGAGAAAAAGCAAAATTTGATAGTACCCTTAAAACAGCTTTAGAACTTTTAGTCCCTAACTCCCCAGATTATGCTACTCAAAACATTGAAAATAGAGTTAACTTAGGAGACCCAGGAAATAAATTTGGAAAAAACCTAACCTCATATACTAAAGGAATAGGTACTTTAGATAGCAACAACAAACCTTCTACTTACTATGGAGCAGCTTCTCAAAATTCATTTGATCAAATAACTGTTTTACCTTTATATAAATCATCAGGTCCAACAGATGCAAAAGTAACAAATGATTTAGTTCAATTTAGAATAGCAGCTATAGATAATACTGATCCTAATAAAAAAGTATACATACATTTTAGAGCATTTTTAGATAGCTTTAATGATGCCTATACAGGAAATTGGAGCCCAGCTCAATATGTTGGAAGAGGTGAAAATTTTTACACTTACGATGGATTTGATAGAAAAATTTCATTATCGTTTACCATAGCAGCTCAATCAAAAATTGAATTAATTCCAATGTATAAAAAATTAAATTACTTAGCATCAAATTTAGCCCCAGATTATAGTGGATATGGTTTAATGAGAGGTCCTTTAGTTCAATTAACAGTTGGAGGATATCTTCGTGAATTACCTGGGTTTATTACTAGTTTAACTTATGATATAGTTGATAATGCTTCTTGGGAAATAGGAATAGATGATGATGGTAATAGTGATAGTACATACGATTCAACAGTTAAAGAGTTACCTCACATGATTAAAGTAACTGGTTTTAGCTTTACTCCAATTCATCCATTTGTACCTAGAAAAGTTTTAGATCATGATAACCAAAAATCTAAATATATAGCATTAAGTACTAAAGGTCATCAAGCAGGTGATTTAAGTAACTATACTACACCAAATATTACTTTAAAAGATTTACAAAATGAAGCAGCTAATGCTAATGATACTAAAGAAAATCCTCAAGATATATAATGAATCGTTACCAAAATATACCAGTAACAAAAATAAATAAAAAGCCTGTTTATAGAACAGTTAGGTATCCTGAAATTCCTTTGGATGAAAATGATACTTATGTTACTACAGTTCAAGGAGATAGATTTGATGTTTTAGCACTTCAATATTACCAAGATGAATCATTGTGGTGGATAATATCTATAGCAAATGATTCTTTATCTCAAAACTCATTATTAATACCTGAAGGTATTCAATTAAGGATTCCTTCAAATATATCAAATATTATAGAAAATTACAATAGAATAAATTCATAAGTTATGCCAAATTTAGTAGGAGAAAATTTTGATAAATATGTTGCCAAGCAAATAGTTGACCGACAACTAATTCAAGGTAGACGCAATAGAACAAACGAAGTACTCTCATACTTAAATTCAAAAACTAGTTGGATAAAACTAACCTCAGGAACATTAATAGCTGATGAAAAACGCTTAACAGATTTAGGGATTCCTGCTGATTATAAAGGTACTAAACTAGCAGAAAACTTTATATTATTTAATGGCACATCAGATACTAATGGTACTTTGTTTGCAGGCATAGATAGAACAAATTCTTTTGTAAACAAATACGCTTATGGTATGGGGGGAAATGCTTATGGATTAAGACCTATGCCTGGTATTACTTCTTGTGAAACTAAATTTAGAAATAGAGGTTCAATTAGAGAAGGAACAATTCAATTAAAAGCCTGGAATCGAGTTCAATTAGAAATAATTGATTTACTTTATTTACGTTTAGGCTTTCCAGTACTATTAGAGTGGGGACACACAATAGTAGTTAATAAAAATGGAGCTATAGAAACTAATTCTCCTAATTACAGTGTTGCTTCTAAATTTGTTGGAGCTACGGCTGCAGATAGATTTAAAACTGACAGTGACTTGTTAAGAACTCTTGCAGATAAAAGAAAAGAATCTGCTGGTAACTATGATGCAATGTATGGTCGTGTAGTTAATTTTAGTTGGACATTTAATAAAAATGGTTCTTACGATATTACTTTAAAGCTAATTAGTATTGGAGCTGTAGTCGAATCCCTTAAAATGGATGTTTATATTAAAGATAAAGTTGATGTTGGTGATGCCCCAGAAGATGCATCTGCAAATACAGACTCTCAACCCAAAACAGATAAGGACTGGGTTATAAAATATAAAAACTCTCATGAATTAGGAAAATTATTTTTTAAAGTATTCTCAGCTACAAAACCATCTTCGGGAGTATCTTCATCATTTATAAAAATAACTGAAGAAGACAATGATATTTTTAAATACGGAGATTTTCTTTATGCAAATAAATTAGACAAATATTACATAAGACTAGGAGCACTTTTAAATTATATTCAAAAACGCTTAATTATAGCTAATGTAGAAGACAAAGAAAAACCAAGCCCATTATTAAATATAGATACAGATCGAGATACTAATTTAATGTATACTGATCCAAATCAAGTTGCTTCTTCTGATCCTAGAATTTGTTTAATTGGAGGGATTCGTTATAAATCTAGAAATGCAAAACAACCTGTAGACATTATTCCTGAGCTATCTAAATATCCAATATTTGATTTATCATTTAAAGTTATTAGTCCTGACTATACGGCACAAGCTGGTAGAATAATGAATATATATGTTAATACTGCTTTTATTATTCAAAAACTAATTGAATTAAGAGATGATGGAGGTAAGGTTAATTTATATTCTTTAATAGAAAGTATTTTATCTTCTATAAATAAAACTTTAGGAAATGTTAATTCATTAGAATTAGTTATTGATGAAGATACAAACACTGCTTTAATTATTGATGGTACTCCTATTCCTAATGGTGAACAATTAATTCCTGAAATTAAAAAGAATCCAAATACAGCTGAAGAACCACCAACAATACTTGCTTATGGGTACTACAATAATGGAACTGAAAATCAATCTGCAGGTTTTGTAAGAGATATTTCATTTCAAACAAAAATAAGTAATGAATTAGTTTCTATGCTATCTATAGGAGCTACAGCTAATGGAACAGTTGTAGGTGAAGACGCTACAGCATTTTCAAAATGGAACTATGGATTAGAACCCGTAATGAATAAAAGCTTAGATTACCCTACTAATAGTAAAGAAAGTAATGAAATAAAAGATATAAATAAAAAAATAAATACAATTAAAGATGACAATAAATTATTAGAAGAAGCTTTTCTTAAATATATTGACCAATATAAAAATCTTAATTTTGAATCTTTAGAAGACTTTGATCAATATACAGATTTAGTTCCTAGATATATTGAATACCAACAAAATATCCAGTCATTGTTTAACCTAGCATCAGGTAAAAAAATAGCTGCTCCAGTTAGTAGTAAAGGATTTCTTCCAGTTAGTTTAAACCTTACTCTAGATGGAATATCAGGAGTAAAAATTTATCAAAATGTAAAAGTAGATACTTCATTTTTACCTCAAAACTATCCATCAGTATTAAAATTTCTTATTACTGGAGTTACTCATAGAATAGAAAAAAATATTTGGACTACTTCTTTAGAAACAGTATCTACAACTATAACAGAAATAAACGATGTTATTCCTTCAAGTACTGATAGTAATGGAACTAACCCAGCTATAGCCGCTCCATCTTCAGCAAATAGAGAAGAATCTAGAAACAATGTAAATGCTACTAATTTAAGAAATACTATTTCACAATTAGGATATAGAGAAAAAGGAAAAGAAATAGATAGTAGTGGAATAGATATAACTGCCGCTATATCTAAAGCAGCTTCAGATGTATTAAAACTTATAAAACAAGAATTACCAACTGTTAAAGTAACTGTTACTGGTGGAAATGATTACTATCATCAGTATAATCCTAAAGTAAATTATCCTAGTAAACATAAATCAGGTAATGCTGTAGATTTTGCTGTATCCCCTTCTGATAGAAAAACATTAGACAAAATAGTTGTTATATTAGAAAAATATAAAGTAACTAATCCTAAATTTTCTTATATAGATGAATATGCTGAGCAAACAAAAGCTGCAACTGGTAATCACTTTCACATTCAAATATAATTAAATGTATTATCCAAAATCTCAAATAGTAACCAATTTATACACTAATGGACAAGAATATGTTATAAAGTCTACTAGTGAAAATTATATAGGAAATTATTGGAAAACATCTGATGGAAAATTCTTTACTGGAAAAACACCTGAAGACAAAAATATACAAGAATTAATTGTTGCTACATCTGCTATTTCTTTACAATACTCTAATCTAACCTCAGAAGCATTTGAACTTAAAACTACATCTGTTTATCTAAATAACTCAGATATTATAACTGGAGAATACAATAGATTAAATGATACGTTACTTAATGTAAATTTATTACCTACTTCTTACAACCCCCAACCTACTCAAGACGATTATGCTTTGGGAGAATTTACAAGATATTTTTGTAAAAAAACAAATGAATTAAGATATATAGAAATAAACAAAGATACCTACGAAAAACTAACAGGACAAGACTCAACATATCTTTGGCAACTATATACTCCATTTAAATATCAATGGATAATTTCAGGTGATAAAGAAACTGTTTATAAAACAAATGAACAGGTTACTAGATATATGACAACTAAATTCAAATTTCCTGCTTTCAATAAATTCTTAAAAGAAAATTACCTTAAATTTTGGAATCCAGAATAATTTACATATATTAAGTATGTTAATTAAAAGGTTATGTTTTATATTGTTGAAAATGATGAGCAACTAAATGAATTATTTGAAACAGGTTATGATAAAGTATTTATTGAACCTGTATACTACAATGATAATGTTCATTCTGCTTTAAATCGCATATCTTTATTGTATATCAAACCATTAAACGGCGATAAAGGCTATATTATATGTGTTAATCACAATGAAGCGCTTTCGTTGAATAAAACCGTTATAAACGGTTTATTTGCATCTTTTAACGAAATATATGTTAGGGATAGGAAATCATTTATATATCATTTTCCATTAAAAAATACTATAGATATTTCATTCAATACACCTGAATGTGTAGAACCATCTACTTCAACACATGATTTTTTCTATCAAAAACACAATGATAAATTAAATATAAACACTATCATTCCATTAGTTAAGCACTATGAAAAATGCGAAATGATATTTAATAAAATAAGAGACAACTGTATTAAATTTGATAATGTAAAATTCTATAATAAATTAATCAATGTGTTTTTTGCTATTGAAAGAAATGGAATTAAATTAAACGAAAAAACATTCAATAAATACTATGAATTACCTAACGATAAATTTTCTATACAAGATGGTACAATATATACTAAATATAACTTATACACAACAACAGGAAGACCATCCAATAGTTTTAATGGGATTAATTTCGCTGCTTTAGCAAAAGATAATGGTTGTAGATCATCATTTATACCTGAAAATGATTGTTTTATTGAAATAGATATTAGTGCTTATCATCCAACACTAGCTGCTCAATTAATTGATTATGATTTTAAAGATGAAACACCTTATCAATACTTTGCTCGTGAAGCAGGAATTGATATAAATGAAGCTAAAATATTAATGTTTAAACAATTATATGGTGGAGTTTATAAAGAATATCAATATATAGAATACCTACAATTAATACAAGAATATGTAAAAGATTTATGGAATACATATACTTCTATAGGATTCGTAAAATGCCCAATCTCAGGACATATATTTAAAGATTTAAAGGATATAAATCCTCAAAAGCTTTTTAATTATACTCTTCAAAACTTGGAAACCTCAAATAATGTTCTTATATTATGGGATATTATAAAACTATTAAAAGGAAAATCAACAAAAATTGTACTTTATACTTACGATTCTATCCTATTAGATTATAAAAAAGAAGACAATGTATTAGAAGACATAAAAGATACATTTAAGAAACATAAATTAAAAATAAAAATAACAACAGGTAAAAACTACGGTGATATGGCACCTTTGCACTAATTATGGAAACTAACATTTTTGAATCACCCCTACATATTTATAATCGGTACGATTTTATAACTGACAGGACTTTTACTGATTTTATGAACAACAGGTTATTTGCTACATTTACTCAGCAAAATGAAATAGATGAATTGATTAACAATTTGTCAACTACATACAATATAATGTATAAAAAAATGTTTATACTTTTTGTTAAGAGTACTAATGAATACGTTATCACCTACAACATAGAACAAGGTAATGTAGACAATATTCCTTTAAACACAATATTAGTTCATCGTAAAAAAGAATCAAATACTTTATATACAATAAACGCATTAAACGATTTAATTAAAAAATTAAATGGTGGCGTAGTTGATCCAACATATCGAATCGATTGGCAACATTACAAAAATTGTATATTATTAACTCAACACGGAGACATAAAACAACTCAATACCAAGATTTTTAAGATCGTAGATCTTTAAATATTTATAGTATATACTAAAATACAACACTACAAATAAAAAGGCATTCGAGAGCTTTAATAGCTAAATTTGGCCTATAAAAAAATAAGTAGTATATTTAAATAGTAACCAATAAAATAAAATAAATCATGGATTTAAAATCTATCAAATCAAAACTGAGTGCCTTACAGACATCCGGGCAGAAAAAAGAAAAGGTCGACTATTCAAAGTACCTGTGGAAACCAAAACAAGAAGGAAAGTACCAAATTAGAATTGTTCCGTCTAAACTAGACAAAAACAATCCATTCAAAGAAGTGTTTTTACACTATGGTATATCTAAATTTCCAATGTATGCTCTTACAAATTGGGGTGAAAAAGATCCAATTGTAGAATTTACAAAACAATTACAACAAACCAATGACAAAGAAAATTGGAAATTGTCTAAAAAACTAGAACCAAAAATGAGAATATTCGCTCCAGTAATAGTTAGGGGTGAAGAAGACAAAGGTGTTCGCCTTTGGGAATTTGGTAAAGAAATTTACATGCAATTATTAGGAATCGCTGATGATGAAGATTATGGTGATTATACTGATATGAGTGAAGGTCGTGACTTTACTGTTGAAACAGTAACGGGTGATATTGGTGGTCGTAAAGGTTTAAAATCATCAATTCGTATTAAACCAAAAACATCTCCATTAAGTACAAGTAAATCTGATATTGAAAAATGGTTAGAAGAACAACCAAATATCTTAGAGATTCAAAATACTTATAAAATGACTTTCGATAAAATGAAAGAAACACTACAAAACTTTCTAAATCCAGAAGAGTCTTCTGAAGATGAAGTAGAAGAAGTAGAAGTAGAAGAAACAACTTCAAAAAGTGATTTACCTTGGGAAGAAGATGCTCCTAAAAAAGAATCAAAATCAAATTATACCCTAAAAACAACGGGTAAAGTATCTAAAGCAGATAAATTTGATGCTTTATTTGAAGAAGACGAAGACTAAAATTAAACTAATTTAAAATGGCTAAATCAAACGACAAAGATTCGTTAATGGAAGCAGTCTCTAAAGAACTTAAATCTAAATTTGATTTAAATAAGTTTAAAGAGAAGAAATCATTAGGCGGAAATGTAAAATTCAAAGAACAAAAATGGATTCCTTTTTCTCCAGCAATGCAAGAAGCGCTTTCAATTCCTGGAATAGCAGTAGGTCATATAAATATAGTACGTGGAGCTAGTAACACTGGTAAAACTACTACATCTATAGAAGCCGCAGTATCAGCTCAAAAAATAGGTATATTACCAGTTCTTATCATTACTGAAATGAAACATAGTTGGGACCATTGGCAAACGATGGGTTTCGAAATGAATGAAATAAAAGATAAAGACGGTAATGTAATTGATTATGATGGGTTTTTTATTTATAAAGATAGAGGTAAATTAGCATCAATTGAAGATGTGGCTGATTTTATCATTGATCTTTTAAATGAACAAGACAAAGGTAATTTACCATACGATTTACTATTTTTATGGGATTCAGTAGGATCAATTGCTTGTAGAATGAGTATTGAACAAGGTAAAAACAACCCAATGTGGAATGCAGGAGCAATTGCAACCCAATTTGGTAATTTTATCAATCAAAGAATCATTTTATCTAGAAAGGAAGAAAGTAAATATACAAATACATTCTTAATCATTAATAAAACAGGAGTAGCACCAGCTGAAAATATCTTCTCACAACCGAGAATGACTAATAAAGGTGGAAATACATTCTATTATGATTCTTCATTGTGTTTGACTTTTGGTAATGTTACTAATAGTGGAACATCAAAAATTAAAGCACAAAAAGATGGTAAAGATGTAGAATTTGCTTTAAGAACAAAAGTAGCATGTGATAAAAATCACGTAAATGGAATTACTACTAAAAACACAGTTATCAGTACAGTACATGGTTTTATACCTGATGATCCTAAAGAAGTTACTAAATATAAAAAAGAACATTCACATGAATGGGCTAGTATATTAGGAGAAGGAAATTATAAAACAATTGAGGATAACAGTGAATGGAATGAAAAAGCAGATATCACTGACATTGTAGAATCTGAAGATTAAAAATGAGCAATAAAAATTTACTTAAACTTCTTGATGGCATCAAAGAAGATATAAAGCCTACCCCAGAAGAAACTGGAGAAAGAATTATAATTGTAGATGGTTTAAATCTATTTTTACGAAACTTCGCAGTATTAAATTATATAAACACAGAGGGTACCCATATAGGAGGTTTAGGTGGATTTTTACGTTCATTAGGATCCTTGGTTAAACAATTAAAACCAACATCAATTTATGTTGTGTTCGATGGGGTAGGTTCTTCCATAAATAGGAAGAATTTACTCCCCGAATACAAATCAGGAAGAAATGTTAATCGAGTTAATAAAAATTCTTTTGATAATATAGAAAAGGAAAATGAATCTAAAACAGACCAAATTATACATTTAATTCATTATCTACAATGTTTACCTATTAAACTTTTATCTATTGATGGAGTTGAAGCAGATGATATTATAGCTTTTTTGAGTAAAGAACTTACCCAAAATAAGAAAAATAAAGTATATTTAGTATCTGCCGATAACGATTTTCTTCAATTAGTAGATGAAAATATTTTAATGTATAGATCTGTAGAAAAAGAATTTATTACACCAAAAGATGTAAAAATAAAATATAATGTTTATCCACATAACTTTCTTATTTATAAAACATTAATGGGAGATAAATCAGATAAAGTGGGTGGTGTTAAAGGTTTAGGTCAAAATAAATTCGAAAAATATTTTCCAGAAGTAACAGGTGAGAAAAAAATATCATTAGATGATATACATGATATATGTGCTGAGAAATTCAAAGAACATGTTATATATTGTAGAGCGTTAGAAAATTTTAATAATTTAAGAAAAGCATACAAGATTATGAACTTAAGTAATCCTATGTTGGATGAGCAAGAAAAAGAACATATATTAGAACAAATAAAAGAATCTCCATATGAACTAAATATAGAAACATTTTTAAGATTCTATCATAAAGATGGATTAGGAAATGTTTTAAAAAATGTAGATTTTTGGATTAGAGATAATTGGACAATAATTGATAGATATAATAAAGCAAAAAATAAATAAGTTATGACCTTAAATTCGATTGAATCATATGGAATTGGATTCCAAACAAAAGTTATATCAGCACTACTAACTGATAAACCATTTTTACAAAATGTTAATGATATTTTAACAGAAGAATATTTCCCTAATGTTGCTCAAAAATGGATTGCAGGAGAAATACTTAAATATTATAATAAATATAATTGTCCTCCAACAATGGATGTTCTTAAAGTAGAAATGAAAAAAGTTGAAAATGAAGTATTACAACTTTCTATTAAAGAACAATTAAAAGAAGCATATAGGTCATCTGATGGAAGTGATTTAACTTATATAAAACAAGAATTTGCTAATTTTTGTAAAAACCAACAACTAAAAAAAGCATTATTAAGTTCGGTTGATTTATTAAAAGCAGGAGACTATGATTCCATTAGACTATTAGTTGACAGCGCTTTACGTTCAGGACAAGACAAAAATATAGGTCATGAATACAATAAAGATACTGAATTACGTTATAGAGAAGAAGATAGAAATCCTATTCCAACACCTTGGGAAAAATTTAATGAATACTTACAAGGAGGTTTGGGTGAAGGAGATTTTGGTCTTATATTTGGTAATCCAGGAGGAGGTAAATCATGGAGTTTAGTAGCATTAGGAGCATGTGCCGTACAAATAGGATATAATGTTATTCATTATACTTTAGAATTAGGTGAAGGATACGTAGGAAGACGATATGATTCATATTTTACTAATATACCTGTAAATAAAATTACCTTAAATAAAGATAAAGTAGAAGCCGCAACATCTCAATTACCTGGTAAATTAATTATTAAAGAATACCCGATGGGTAAAGCATCTATTCATACAATAGAATCACACATTAAAAAATGTATTGATTTAGATTTTAAACCAGATTTAATTATTATTGATTATGTTGATCTTTTATCATCAAAAAGAAGAAATGGTGAACGTAAAGAAGAAATCGATGATATTTATACTAGCACCAAGGGATTAGCTCGTGAACTTAAATTACCAATATGGAGTGTATCACAAGTTAATCGTTCAGGTGCTAAAGATAATATAATAGAAGGCGATAAAGCCGCCGGATCTTACGATAAAATGATGATTGCGGATTTTGCAATGTCTTTATCAAGACAAAAGAAAGATAAAGTAAATGGAACAGGAAGATTTCATATTATGAAAAATAGATATGGTACAGACGGTATGACTTTTAATGTAGCAGTTGATACATCTACTGGACATATAGATATATTAAGTGAAATGGGTGAAGAGGAAGAAGACAATTTAAACAACGTTAGATCTAATCCATCCAAACCACTAAATAACCTTGATAATTTTGATAGAGACTATTTGTCTAAACAGTTTTTTGAATTAAATAAATAACAATAAATGATAACAGAACCACGAATATTTTATAAACCATTTGAATACCAACAAGCATTTGATTTTTTTAAAGATCAACATCGTAGCCACTGGCTAGCTGATGAAGTGCCATTAGCATCTGATTTAAATGATTGGAAACTTAAATTAAACGAATCTGAAAAGAATTTAATAGGTAATATTTTAAAGTCATTTGCTCAAACAGAAGTACACGTAAATGATTATTGGTCAACTAAAGTATCACTTTGGTTCCCAAAACCTGAAGTACAAGCAATGGCTCGTGTGTTTGCTGATTTTGAATCTATACATGCTGAAGCATATGCTCGTTTAAATGAAGAATTAGGTTTGGATGATTTTCAAGCATTTATGGAAGATGAAACATCAAAAAATAAAATTGATCGTTTAATTGAAGTACCAGGCGAAACATTAGAAGAAAAAGCAATTTCATTAGCTATATTTTCAGCATTTACTGAAGGAGTGAATTTATTTTCTTCATTTGCTATATTAATGTCTTTTCAATTAAGAAACTTAATGAAAGGAACAGGACAAATTGTAGAGTGGAGTGTTAGAGATGAATCATTACATTCAAAAGCAGGATGTTGGTTATTTACAACTTTATTAAAAGAATATCCTGAACTAAATACACCTAAATTAAGAAACCAAATCACTGAAGCATGTGAATTGTCAGTTAAATTAGAATATGATTTTATTGATAAAGCATTTGAAATGGGTGACATTGAAGGTTTAAATAAAGAACAACTAAAAGTATTCATTAAAGCAAGAGCAAATGAAAAAATGATTGAATTAGGTTATTCAAATATCTATAATGATCTTGACCCCAATTTATTAAAACAGATGGAATGGTTTGGTCATTTAACAAGTGGTAAAACACATCAAGATTTTTTCGCAGGAAGAGTTACAAATTACGCTAAGTCAGTAGGTGACTGGAGCGATCTATAAATAAAAATAAAAAATATGAGTATACACGTAGACACAAGTACATGGATTAAAGGAAAAGATTACCCATTATGGTTTGATCAAATTGGAGTAGATATGGTATCTAAAGGATATCTCCTATCAGACGAAAATGTATTTGATGCATATAAAAGAATTAGTAAAGCAGCTGCTCGAAGATTAAAACGTAAAGATTTACAACCATTTTTCTATGACGCAATAGTTAAAAATTGGTTATGTCCTGCATCTCCTGTTCTATCAAATATGGGAACAGAAAGAGGAATGCCTATTTCATGTTTTGGAATTGATGTAGGTGATTCAATTGAAGGAATTGCTGATGCAAACTCTGAATTAATGAGATTATCGTCTCAAGGTGGTGGAGTAGGAATTGGTTTATCAAGAATCAGAGGTAGAGGTAAAAATATTAAAGATAATGGTATATCAGAAGGTGTTGTACCTTGGGCTAAAATCTATGACTCAACTATCTTAGCTACTAATCAAGGTTCAGTACGTAGAGGAGCAGCATCAGTAAATTTAAGTATTAATCACCCAGATATTGAAGAATTTTTAATGATTCGTCGTCCTAAAGGAGATGTTAATCGTCAATGTTTAAATTTAAATCAATGTGTTGTTATTGATGATAAATGGATGGATAAGTTAGAGAATAAAGATCCTAAAGCACAAAAATTATGGGGTGAAATTCTTAAAACACGTTTAGAAACAGGTCAACCATATATCATGTTTGAAGACAACATTAATAATGCTAATCCTGAAGCGTATAAGAAAAACAATTTACAAGTTACAATGACTAACATTTGTACTGAAATTGCTTTATACACAGACGAATTACATTCATTTATTTGTTGTTTATCTTCACTAAATTTAGCTCGTTGGGATGAATGGAAAGAATATAAATTCGAAAACGGAATGACTTTACCTGAACTATCAACTTGGTTTTTAGAAGGTGTATTACAAGAATTTATTGACAGAGCTAAAAATATTAAATTTTTTGAAAACACAGTTCGTTCAGCTACTAAAGGTAGAGCAATTGGATTAGGTGTTTTAGGATGGCATACGTTTTTACAAGCAAAAGGTATCCCATTTGTAGGTATTCAAGCAAATGCTCATACAAGATTAATTTTTGATTTTATAGAAAAAGAAACATTAAAAGCATCTAAAGCACAAGCTGAATTATATGGCGAACCAGAATGGTGTAAAGGTACAGGGTTAAGACATACACATCATTTAGCACCTGCTCCAACAGTATCAAATGCTCATATTTCAGGAGGTGTTTCTCCATCAATTGAACCAATCCCAGCTAATGTTTACAATTTAAAAACCGCAAAAGGTGTTTTTATTAAACGAAACAAAATATTAGAAGAATTATTAGAAAGTAAAGGATACAACATTGATAGTATTTGGGATCAAATTTTAAAAGATCAAGGATCGATTTTAGGTTTACCTGACTATGTTTTAACTGATGAAGAAAAAGAAACATTCTTAACATTTAAAGAAATTAATCAATTAGAAATCGTTCGTCAAAATGCTATTCGTCAAAAATATGTTGACCAAGCAATATCATTAAATTTATGTTTCTCGCCTGATGATTCTCCAAAATGGATATCTCAAGTACATAAAGAAGCTCATAAATTAGGTATTAAGTGTTTATATTATCTTCGTACTGAATCAATTCTTCGTGGTGATAACTTACAAAGAACTTCAGAATGCCTTTCATGTCAGGGGTAAAAAATTTATTCTCCATATATTTATTATCGGATCTAAAATAATACTAAATATGGAAAAAATTTGTAAAAAATGTAATATAAATAAAAATATTAATGAATATCAAAAAGATATAAGGGGAAAATTTGGAGTAGAGTCTAAATGTAAAAATTGTAGGAATATTTACTTAAAAAAATATAAAGATAAAACTAATTATGATAAAATTTATTATGAAAATAATAAAGAAAATATAATTAAAAAACAAAAATTATATGTAAAAAATAATAAGGAAAACTATAATAAATATCAAAATATTTATAAAAAATCCAATGGGTATAAAAGTCAAAAACTTTACAATAGTAAGAATAAAGAAATATTATTGAAAAAAAGTTATACACGAAGAAATAATAAAGTAAAAAAAGATATATCTTATAAATTAAGACTTAGAATTTCAACAGATATTTGTAATAGATTAAAAAAAATTCTTAAAAACAAAATAAGTACATCTTTAGAATATTTGGGGTGTGATTTTATACAATACAAAACATATTTAGAATCCCTTTTTTATCCTGAAATGACTTGGGATAACTGGGGTAAGATATGGGAAATAGATCATATAAAACCAATTTCTAAATTTAATTTAACAATAGAAAAAAATATATTTAAAGCCTTTAACTATCAAAACACTCAACCTTTATTTAAAACAACAAAAATAGCAGAATCTCTCGGATATATAAATCAAATTGGAAACAGAAATAAAAGTAATAAAATATGAAATCAATAGAACAAGAAGTTCAAGAAATTGAACAAAAGAGAAAAATGCAAAAGTTAGCAGGTATAAACCTACAAGAAAATTCTAACAAATCAGAAAAATTATATAATGATTTATTAACAGGAATGGATGAATTCATGAAATTATTTAAAAATAGAAAAAAATGAGTGAATTACAAACCTTAGGAAAAAGATTAGATAATGTTTTACAAACCATTCAAACTGAAAACCCTGAATTAAAAGATAGATTTAAAGAATATATCACTGATAAATTTTTATTATTAATAAATTCTAATACAAATATAGAGTTAGAAAATCGAATTATCCAATCTTTAAATGGGTGGTTAGATATGTTGGATATGGAAATGAAAAATGTATTTGAATATAAAAAATAAAAATATGGCATTAAAACCTCAATCAATAAGAAAAGGAGTAAAAATTACTCTAAATGGTAAAGAAGCTGAAAAACAAGAAATTATAGATTTAAGTTCTACTTGGACTGAAAAACAAATAAATTTCTTTAAAAAACTACTTCAACAAGGTGGAGCAACAAAAATCAATGGTAATTCATTTATTATTACTCCTCAAGACAAAGTAGTAGATTCAACCGGAAACAAAGATCAAGGAATAATTGTGGCACCAGGACTAGACGAAAAATTTTAAAATGAAAAAATACTTTTTACCAATACTAATAGCACTGTCTGCATTATCAATTAGTGCAGCAGCTGCTTATTATAGCGTTACAGGCTTAGCAAAATTATTTGCTGGAGTAGAAACAGCAGTTATATGGATGGCTTCTTCTCTTGAAGTAGCAAAATTAGTTGTAGCATCTTTACTTTACCAATACTGGAAAGAATTAAATAAATTATTGAAAACATATCTTATAATTGCTTTAGTTACTTTAATGATAATTACATCTGCAGGCATATATGGATACCTCTCCTCAGGATACCAAGATGTAGCTAATAAAACCGGTGTTGTAGATAAAGAAATTGCTTTAGTTGACAATAGAATAAAAACACAAGAATCAAGTAAAGAATTTACATTAGAACAACTAAAACAAACCCAACAAAGTATAGCCCAATTAAGAGGAGCTTTAGGAAACAACAATCAAACCTATAAAGATAAAGATGGAAATATCTTAACTACTACCTCCTCAGCAAATAGAAAATCATATGAAAAACAACTTGAATTTGCTTTAAATGGAGAAAAAATCCTAAATGATAAAATATCTACTCTAGATTCTACATTGCTAGTCCTTTCAGAAGAAAAGCTAGCTAAAGAATCAAATGCTGAATTAGCAGGTGAGTTAGGTCCATTAAAATATATCGCTAAATTAACAGGAACAGCGATGGATAAAATTATTAATTGGTTTTTGATGATTATTATATTTGTATTTGATCCATTAGCTATAAGTTTAGTAATCGCTGCTAACTTTGCTTTTTCTCAACTTAAAAAACCAGAACAACTAGCTATATATGATGAAAAACCTGTTGAACCTGTAGTTGTTGAACTGCAACCAACACCTCCACCAGCTCCACCTACTCCTACTAAGTCATGGTATAATTATGTTCCTCCTGTTTTCAAGAGAAAAAAAGAAGATGATGATACTATAATAACTTACTAGGATTCCTTAATCCTAAGTCGTATATTTATATTAAATTAAAAAGTTATTGTCTTCCACATTTTTTATTATCTCCCACATATGTATTATAAATACACATTGTGGAAAATATAGGAATTTATAAAATTACAAACCCAGAAGGAAAAATATATATAGGATGTTCAAAAAATATTTCTACTAGATGGGTAAATTATAAAAATGATAAAAAAATTATTAAACAACCTAAACTACATCAATCATTTAAAAAATATGGTTTTGAAAATCACATATTTGAAATTATAGAAAACATTGAATACTTACTTACAAATAGAGAAAAATATTGGATTAAATATTATAATTCATACATAGATGGTTTAAATTCAAACTCTGGAGGAGGAGGAGTTGATGCACATAATGAAAATACTAAAAAATTAATTAGTGAAAAGGGGAAATTAAATGTTGGAAAACGAAAAGATTCACATTGGAAAGGAAAAAAAAGAAGTAAAGAAAATTGTTTAAATATTAGTAAATCTAAAAAAGGCATTCCTAATTATTTAAATGCTAAGTCTATAATCCAATATGATATGACGGGTAATCAAATTGATGAACATATTAGTATCGAAATAGCAGCTACAAAAGTAAATGGAAACCCAACAGCAATAAGTAATGCTTTAAGAAAAGGAGGAAATGCTAGTTCTTCTGGTTACATTTGGAAATATAAAAATTAATTAATATATTTAAGTTATGGATAAAAAAATAATAATTTCACATGAAGTACCTTTATGTTTATTAGAGGAAAGTCTACTTTTTAATGATTTTGACTACTGCTTACCCCACTTAATGGACAAACATGAAGAATACAAAAATTTCTTCTTAAGATCTAAAACACTTGGTCGTCATATAATGATGGACAATAGTTTACATGAACTAGGAGTTCCATATGATGAAGATAGATTACTTTACTGGTTACAAGCTCTACAACCACAAGAATTTTTTGTAGCTGATTTTTGGGAAAACAAAACTGAATCAATAGTATCTGCTAAAAGATGGTCTTCAATTCAACATGGTTTTCCAAATGTTACTTTTATAGCTGTTGTACAAGGTAAATCATATGCTGAAGCATTAGAATGCTATCAAACATATAAAGATTTAGGTTATAAAAAAATAGCATTTAGTTATGGAGCATCTTATTATAATGAAGTATGCCCTCACCCAAATAAAAATCTAGGAAAAGCATTAGGTCGAATTCAAGTAATATCTAAATTACACTCAGAAGGAATTATATTAAACACAGACAAAATACATTTATTAGGTTGTTCTGTCCCTCAAGAATTTGGATGGTATAAAGATATGCCTTTTATTGAATCAATAGATACATCAAATCCAGTTATGGCAGCACTAGATAACGTTTGTTATCAAGCATCTGGTTTATACGATAAACCTAAAGCAAACATGAATGATTTCTTTACAATAGATAAAGATCAAATAAATAAAGGATATTTAATGAATAATATCTTTGATTTTAGAAAAATAAATAATCTATAGTTTGGAGTCCCAAAAAACAATTAATATATTTAAAACAAAAAATAAAGTTATGGAAAAAAATCAAGAATTTTTATCGTTGTATGATTATTTAGGTCGTGCAGCTGGAGGTGAATTAGGTAAAGCAGTACATGCTGTTGCTAAAAAAGAAAATCAACCAATTGAAGCAAGAAATGTAGAGACTCTTAAATACAAAGGAACAGTATTACTTTATACTCGTGAATTTTTAGATAAATATTTTAACAAATCTACAACTGATTATAATAATATTTTACAAGACGACGAATTACCATTTTAATAAATAGATATGATTTTACTGGAGGGTTACAATATTTATATCCGCCATAAAATTATAATTAAAAATGAATAAAGCAGAAAAAATTAAATTATTTGAAAAAAATCAAAAACAATGTACTAAATGTACAAAAATAAAAGAATTAAAAGATTTTACTAAACAAAAAGCAGGTTTTATGGGTTTAAAAGCCCAATGTAAAGATTGTGACACAGAATATGATAAAAAATTTCAATCTAAAACAAATATTAGAGCTAAAAGAGATAAAACAGATAAAGCTAAACAATATAGAAAAAAATATATATCTAAAAATTTAGATTGGTGGAGAAAATATGAAAGAGAATATAGATACAATCGAAGAAAAGAAGATATGTTTTTTAAAATTAAAGGAAATCTTTCTAGTAGACTTTCGGATATAATTAATAAAAGAAATCTATCTACAAACACATTTGAACTCATAGGATGTGATAGAGAAACATTTATGTTTTACATTGAAGAACAGTTTGTAAAAGATATGTCATGGAAAAATTATGGATTAAAAGGATGGCATGTAGATCATATAATACCTTTATCTTCTTTTGATTTAACTATAGAAGAAGAAGTTAAAAAAGCATGTCATTATACAAATCTTCAACCTTTATGGTGGGAAGATAATTTAAAAAAAGGAAATAAAATTGGAAATTAAAAATAAGTTTAATATATTTAAATTATGAAAAACAAACAAAAACATGCTGTCTTAAGTCTAAGTGGAGGACTAGACTCATCAACATTACTACTCCATTTATTAGCAAATGGTTATGAAGTAACAGCTTTATCATTTGATTATGGACAAAAACACAAAATAGAATTACAATGTGCTACTGACTTAGTAGAATATGTAAATCAAAATAATTTTTTCCCTAATCATTTAATAAATGCCTTCCCACCGGTTACTCATCAAATAATTAAATTAGATGGTTTATCTCAATTATTGAATTCTACACTAGTAGAAGGAGGAGCAGAAGTACCTGAAGGTCATTATGCATCTGAAAACATGAAAGAAACAGTTGTTCCAAATCGTAATAAAATATTTAGTTCAATTATTCAAGCAGTTGCTTTATCAATTGCAGATAAAAATAATACTGAATGTGCTATTGCAATGGGTATTCATGCTGGTGATCATGCAATTTATCCTGATTGTAGACAAGAATTTAGAGATGTAGATTTTGAAGCATTTAAACAAGGAAATTGGGGTGCGGAAAGAGTAACTGTTTATACTCCTTATCTAGAAGTAGATAAATTCGATATTTTAAAAGATGGAGAATCATGTTGTGAATGTTTAAATCTAGATTTTAATGAAGTATATAAACGTACTAATACATCTTATAAACCAATCCTAGTCCCAATACCTGACCCCCAAGGATGGTTAAAACATAGCTGGTATTCAGATTATAAATCAGCATCATCAGTAGAAAGAATCGAAGCATTTATTAAATTAGGAAAAAAAGATCCTGTTAATTATGCTGAAATTTTAAAAAATGGAGAGATACTTCCCAGAACATGGGATGAAGTAAAAATACATGTTAAAGCAATATTATTAACCCATAACAATAAATAAACAAATGAAACAATTAATTTATTTCTCAGCAAATTGGTGTGCAGCATGCCAATCAATGAAACCAGCTATAGATCAAATAGTAAAATCAGGAATCCAAGTAGCTACAATAGATACAGATTATGATGTTAGTCTTACTGAACAATATAAAGTAAAAAGTATTCCAACTGTAGTAATGTTAGAAAACGGACAAGAAATTAAAAGATATTCTGGTGGAGCATTAACTGAATCCCAATTGAAAAATTTTATTAACGGATAAAATGGCAAGATACATTTCAACAAAATTATTTGAAAATTATTCAGTAGCAATTAGACAATGGAAAGCTCAACATTCACACTGTCAATTACTTCATGGATATGCTTTAAAATTTAAAGTATGGTTTGCATCTAACGAACCAGATATTGATAAACAATTAGACGACATGAATTGGATTGTTGATTATGGTGGATTTAAAGATGCTCCTAAAGGTAATGGTTTAAAATCATGGATGGATCATATGTGGGATCATACGACATTAATTCAAAAAGATGATCCATATGCTGATGTATTTGAACAATTAGGTCAAATGGGTCTAGCTAAAGTTCATTTAATGGATAAAATGGGAGCTGAAAGTAATGCTAAATTAGTATTCGACCATTTCAACTCAGTACTAGCAAAAACAGATGCTGGTAGATGTAAAGTAATTAAAGTAGAATGTTTTGAAAACGATAATAACTCCTCAATTTATGAAGAATAGTTTTTGGGTTGTAACAACCACATTCGGAGATATTAAAATAAATTATATATATGGTAACCATAACATTATAAAAAAATAAATCATGAAATCAAATTTAACAGAAAAACTATTGTCAATATGTGGAAACTCAATGGAGGATTTTAGCATTAAAAACTCAACAGAAGAACAGCGTATTCAAGTAGAAGCAGAACTAATCAAACATTTTGAGTTTGATAAAATTATATGGATGACATTACCTTCAGGACTCGCAGAAGATGGAAAAACACCATTCGTTGCAACGTCTCTTAGAATATCAGACTCAGACAATCCGACTTACAAACATAAAGTAGGATATGTGTACGCCGTAACATTTACTCCAAAAATGTACGAACCGGGAGAAATGTATAAGCCAGTAAAAGATGGATGTGTATTTGCACCCACAACATACAATCCAGAAACATTTGAACCAAAACAAAGTATCACTTTAACTTGGTCACCTGAGTTTCCTCAAGACCTAGATGCTCCGGTAAGAACATATGAAGATGATAAACAAATGATTCGTGATATGTTAGAAAAGGTACTAGACAATCCTGAAGAATACAGGCCAAAAGGCCATATAGTATCTTTAATAAGATTTGCAGCAATTTAAAATAAATTATATATATGGACTATAATAAAATACAACCAATAATTGAAGCATATGTATGCATTCAAACAGAGGGATCTAGAGCAGGGTATCCTCACTTTTTAATAAGAACAACAGGGTGTACCCACAGATGCTATTTTGGTGAAGGTGGTTGGTGCGACAGCTGGTATACAAGTATTCATCCTGAAAAAGGTACTTGGACATTAAAAGCTATTGAAGAATTATTTGAAGCTAATCCCCAAATCAACCACTTAATGATATCAGGTGGTTCTCCAACTATGCATCCTGAATTAGTTGATACATTGATTAATATGGCTAAAACCATGAGAGGAATGTATGTTACTATTGAAACTGAAGGTAGTCATTTTATTGAAACAAATTACAAAATAGACTTAATATCTTTATCTCCTAAATTTAAAAATTCATTACCTAAACTAGGAACTAAAACACCAGCAAATAAAGATGTAGATCAAAGAATGATCGATCAACACAATAAATTTAGAATGAAACATGATGAAATAAAGAAAATGCTTGATTACCATTTAGATTATCATTTTAAACCAGTAGTAGATAGAAACGAACCTGAAATATGGGATGAAATAGAAGAGTTTATTAAAATACATAAAATACCTAAAAACAAGGTTTGGGTTATGCCTGCAGGAGATACTTTAGATAAATTACAACCTAATTATCCTTATGTAATGGAAGAATGTATTAAACGAGGATATAATTTTACAGGTAGAGATCACATTGTAGCTTACAATGATAAAAGAGGTGTATAACAAATTAAAAAATAAATTAAAAAATATGGAATATATAAACAAAGCAAACGAAAACAAGCCCCGCACTCCTAAAGAAATCGAAAAAATGATTAAGGATGCATCTAAACATTATGGAAACTTTTTAAAATCATTAGGTTTTGATTATGAAAAAGATCCTCAAACAATTGATACTCCTCTTCGAGTAGCTAAAAGTTGGACTAAAGATTTAATTGTTGGTTCTTTATCTGAAGCACCTAATGTTACTTCATTTCCAAATGAAGATAATTATGATGGAGTAGTAATTCAATCAGGAATTAGAGTAAATAGTATGTGTGCTCATCATAACTTACCATTCTATGGGTGGTGTACAATTGGTTACATCCCAGGAGAAAAAGCAGTAGGATTAAGTAAATTAAACAGAATTGTTGATTGGTTTGCTCGTCGTCCTCAAATGCAAGAATCATTAACTCAACAAATTCATACATTTTTAAGTGAAAAAATGGATTGCAGATCAGTAGCAGTTAGTATTTCCTCAAAACATATGTGTTGCGGATTACGTGGTATTAAACATCCTGAATCAGTAATGACAACTAATAAATTTAGTGGTGTGTTTATGGAGAAAGATAATTTAATTAGAGAAGAATTTTTACACTCAATTTCTACAAATGGACAAAGATTCTAAACACCCAGACCCAAAACTACATAAACAAATTAGTTTTCTTAAATCCGGAATTCGAATAGCAGGATATTTTATCCTGCCGTTCAATTTAGGAGTAGGAGCAGTAGTATTAGTATTATCAGAAGTAATAGGAATAATTGAAGAAATGGTATAATGAAAGAAAAAATAAAAGAAGCAATAACACTAGGCGTAATACAAATTGTTTTGTATTCAATATTATGTATAAATTTTAGAGCAGTAGCTGAAGCTCATTATCATGAAGCAGCACTAACAGATTTTTTAGTTGCGTCAATGAATTTTTTTATAATTAGGAAAATAGCTCAATCCACAGATACATTCCATCAATGGATTGGTTATGTAACTGGTTCTGTAATAGGATCATATGTAGGAATTTACTTATCAGTACTAATAAGCTCATAAAATGAACATGACACAAGAAGAATTAGAAAATGTACCACAAATGATATCTGCAAAAATGGCAGCTCAACAAGAGTTAATCAATGTATTATACTCTCAAGTAATGGACTTATCAATGATGTCTAAAATTGAATTAGGCGATGATGTAATCGCTGAACTTAAACGTCTAAAAGAGATTATTAATGGATAAGGAATCTATGTATATAAAGTATTTAGCTTTTTATAGATCCAGTTCCGGAAATATATACGAATCCAAGTTTTATATAAATTCTAAGAAATTTAACAATATATTTGGTTTCCAAAATTTAGTAGCAGTAAAATTTCCTGAATCTACTAATTCTGAAGATGGTAAACCTTTATATTTTATAAAAAATTGTATAAGGATTTTGGGAGTAGATGGAGAAAAAAGCTTAATAACAGAAATGAAAAATTCACATATTGTATATTTTAATTAAATAAAAATGAACAACCTAGATAAACAATACACAGACCTACTCCAAGACATCCTAGACAACGGAATACAAAAAGGAGATCGCACTGGAACAGGAACACTATCAGTATTTGGAAGACAAATACGTCATAAAATGAGTGATGGGTTTCCTTTACTCACAACTAAAAAGATGGCTTGGAAATCAGTAGTAACAGAACTTCTTTGGTTCTTACGAGGTGATACAAATATTAAGTATTTGGTTGATAATAATTGTCATATTTGGGATGGTGATGCTTATAAAAGGTATTTTACTGAAATAGCATATAATAAAAAACTTAATAATGATTTTCCACTATCAAAGGAGGGTTTTATCAACAAAATCAAAACAGATGATGAGTTTGCTAAGAAGTGGGGTGATTTAGGACCAATCTACGGAAGGATGTGGAGAAAGTTTGATGAGGATAGCTACGGTGGTATTGACCAAATACAAAACCTTATTGATGATTTAAAAACAAATCCAGATAGTAGAAGATTAATGGTTACCGCTTGGCATCCTGGTTATAACCAACACTCAGTTCTTCCACCTTGTCATTATGGATTTCAAGTTTATACAAGAGAGTTGAGTTTGGAAGAACGAGCAAAATGGTTAGAAGACAATAAAGGATATGATTTGTTAGTTGGTAATTTAGACCACGATCATATAAGAGAAGTTGTTGAAAATGAATCACCAACACGAGCAATCTCTTTAATGTGGAATCAACGTTCAGTAGATACGTTCTTAGGGTTACCATTCAATATTGCTTCTTATGGCTTACTATTAGAAATCATTGCTAAAGCAGTTAATATGGTTCCTGATGAGCTAATTGGAAACTTAGGTGATACTCATTTATATTCAAACCATGTTGAACAAGCAAAAGAACAGATTGGTAGAGAATTTGATGAATTAGAAAGAATGGAACTCGGCAGAAAAAAAGGATTATGGAAAGAATTCCAATTCGGTAATATTCACCTTACATGTGATGAACATAATATTCCAAAACAAACAAGAGAACCATTTCCATTACCAACATTAAACATCAATACAGAGTTTTGGCCTTATGAAGGTGGTGAGTGTGGTGTAGGTCCATTAGATGCTGTTAAAGTATTTAAATCATTTAAAGACGATAACTTTTGTAAATGTTTATTAGAAGAAGATATACAATTAAGTAACTATCAATCGCACCCAACCATTAAAGCACCTTTATCAAATTAAAAATAAAAATATCAAGGCTCTTTATTGAGTAAATAACGGTTATAAATGAGCTAAAAGCTCACAGCACAAAAATAAATAAAATAGTTATAATAAAACCAACCATCATGAAAAAAATCTTAATTACTTTGCTAATATTTTTAGCAACCATCATCCCCTCATTAATTTTCCCACAAGTAGGAATAGGCCCAGCACCTTATTGTATGCCTAATTATATAATGCAACCTTGTAATCAGTTTGGACCTTCAAACTCACCAGGTAATAGTGTTAATGACTTTATCAATAGCTTTAATACAACCGGAGCAATAACAAACATTGTAAACAATAACTCAGGTTGTAATGCTCAAAACTTAAGTGGTACTAAAAATTATAGATTTTGGGGTTGCCAACACTACCTTAAAGTAAATCCAGGACAAGTAATTACTTGCAACTTCCAATCAGGTAATACCTTTAGTCAAGGTTTTGCTTTATTTGTTGATTGGAATAATAATGGTGTATTTAACTTACCAGCAGAAAGATTGATTGGAACTGGAGTACCACCTGCAGGAACATTCATATCAGGAAACTTTACAGTACCACTAACACAAGCACCTGGAGCATATAGATTAAGAGTTCGTTGTGTTTATTCTAGTAGTGGTAATTTTATAGATCCTTGCAACACTTACACTTATGGTGAATGTGAAGATTATATGCTGTATGTAGGTATAAATCCTCCAGGAACAGGTACAGTAACATTAACTAGCAACTCTCCTGTTTGTGTTAGTCAAATGATAAACATAAACACAACAATAACTGGAGGATCAGGAAACCCAGCCACTTACACTTATACTTGGGCTGGTCCTAACGGATTCACAAGCAATCAGATGAATCCTAGTTTTACAGCAACTTCAGTAGCAATGAGTGGAATTTATACATTAAATATAGCTCCTGGAAATGGTTGTAATACAACAGCTACAATACAAATATGGGTTAATCCAAATCCATCTACTTCAATTACAAACAACGGTCCTTTATGTCAAGGTAGTAATGCTATATTTTTAAATACTATTTTAGGTAGTGGCGTAACAACTTATACTTGGACTGGTCCTAATGGCTTTACCAGCAATGTAGTATCTCCAACTATACCATCAGCACAACCTTCAAACACTGGCATTTATAACTTTACAATAACAAACACATTTACTAATGGAGGTATTTGTAGTGCAACTTCAAATAGTAGTTTAGCAATAGTACCTGTTGCTCAAGTATCTGTTATTCCTTCATACACTCAATGTCAAGGCACAAACATAAGTTTAAATGCAAACGTGTTAGGAGCAAGTACTTTTACTTGGACAGGACCTAACTACAATAGCAATTTACAAAATCCAATATTACCTTCAGCAACACCTGCTAACTCAGGTGACTATTCAGTTACAGCTACATTTACAAGTCCTAGTACTACATTAGTTTGTTCTTCAACAGCAGTATCAAATGTATCTGTTGTTCCAATGAATCCAGTTTCTATTACACCACCTCAAAATATTTGTCAAAATACAAACGTATCAATAACAGCTACAGCAGCAGGAAACCCTACTTATGTTTGG